AACATATTAGACGGCGCAACGATTACACTGTCAGAGCTAAACTTACTTGATGGCGACACGGCGGCTGTATCGACGACGTTAGTAGATGCAGACAGAATTATTGTAAATGACGCCGGTACGATGAAGCAGGTCGCGCTATCAGATTTAGGAACGTATGTCGCCGGAGGTGTTACCCTTACTTCTGTAGGCGCATTAAATAGCGGCAGCATTACGTCTGGCTTTGGGGCGATTGACAACGGATCTTCTAACATCACGACGACCGGTACAGTCTCATTTGGCAGCCTTACTGACGGCACAGTAACTATCGCCGACATTAAAGATGAAGACGACATGACGTCTGATAGCGCCACGTCTTTAGCGACGCAGCAATCTATCAAGGCATACGTTGACGCGAGCGGCATAACCAAGACTTCTGGCGCCGCTCCTTATTACGGCGCTCGAGCGTGGGTAAACTTTGAAGGAGCAGCCGGTGGGGCTACAGTTCGAGGCAGCCAAAATGTTGCAAGCGTAACAAGAAATGCCGCAGGAAATTACACTGTAACTCTTTCATCTGCCATGCCTGATACTAATTACGCTGTGATGGTAAATGTCATGGGGTCTGATGGCGTTGCAGGGGTAAGGTTTCACGGTGGATACCCAAGCTCGACAACAGAGGTAAATGTTTACATGACAAATGATAGTAGGGCCGGCGTTGATTATACAATGGTTAATGTCGTAGTATTTGGATAGGTGCGTAAATGCCTCTCGTTAAATTAGATATACCGGCCGGCGCGGTACGCAATGGCACAGAATACGAAACAGGCGGACGGTGGAGAGATATGTCACTTGTCCGCTTTTATAATGGTGTCTTGCAGCCGATTAACGGGTGGCGCAAACGTATTACTAACCAACTTACGGGCATACCGAGAGCCATACATACTTGGCGAGAAAACGACGGAACGCGTTGGGTTGCCGTTGGAACACACCAAAAGTTATACGCACTTGAGGCAGGACTAACATTAAGCGACATAACTCCTACAGATTTGACCGCAGGGGTGGCAGACCAAACTGGATCTGTCGGCTACGGCGTTGGTAATTATGGCGAAGAAGCATACGGAGTGCCAAGATCTGAGGCATCTACGACGCTTCTAACCCCTGCGTCTGTCTGGAGCTTGGATAACTGGGGCGAGTATCTCATAGGCGTTCTGTCAGACGACGGCCGGCTATTAGAGTGGGATCTAACCTCGGGCACGGCTTCCGTAATATCAAATGCGCCCGTAGGATGTGACGGCGTTATTGTCACGGAAGAGCGTATTATATTTGCCCTTGGAGCTCAAAACGATCCACGCAGGATCGATTGGTGCGACCAAGAAAATAATACGACGTGGACGGCTGCATCCACAAACCAAGCCGGCAACCAGATACTGTCTACTAATGGTAAGATTGTTACGGGCACAAAGATACGAGGCGGTACGTTAATACTGACAGACATCGACGCACATCTGGCGACCTACATAGGGCAGCCCTTCGTATATCGATTTGATCGGGTTGGCACTGGATGCGGAGCGGCATCAACAGCCTGCGTAACTCAGGTTGACGTTGGGGCTGTGTGGATGGGCAGAGACGGCTTCTGGATATACGATGGCGCAGTGAGGCCATTAGATAGCCCCGTCGCAGACTTTGTCTTCCGCAATTTAAACGAAAGCCAGATAACTAAGGTAGCTGCATTTAACAACGGTAAGCACGGCGAGGTCTGGTGGCTGTACCCAAGCGGAGATAGCAACGAGTGCAATAAATACGTCTCTTGGAGTTATCGAAATAATACTTGGACATTTGGCGATTTAAACCGCACGGCAGGATCAGATGGCGGAATATTCGGCGCTCCGATCATGGCATCTTACGACGGATATATTTACGATCACGAGGTTGGTTGGGATTACGATGGCAGCTCTCCATTTGCTGAGACGGGGCCAATAGAAATTGGTAGGGGCGATAACTTGGCTGTCGTAAACCGGTTGATACCGGATGAGCGCAATCTGGGCGATGTTACGGCAACTTTTACCAGTAGGCTGTATCCAAATGCTTCCGAAAGCACGCACGGGCCGTTTACGCTGACCGCAGAGACAGACGTGAGGTTTACCGGTCGTCAGGTTAAGATGAAGGTAACGGGAGCCAAAAACAGCGATTGGCGTGTCGGCGACATGAGGGTAGAGGTTAAGCAGGGTAGTAAGAGATGAGAAAGCTCCCAGTTGCAGGGCCGGAGTATGACTACAAACTCGAAAACATACGTAACAGTATCATCGAGGAAGAGTTTGCCTTAACGCATCGAAAGCTCGAAAACATTGAGCTTGGCGACGGAGATCTCATATTCACAGATGATTCGGGAAACCAGAAGACAGTACGCACGCTGCAAACGGCTGTAGACGACCCGTCAACCGGTTTGGCTGCCACCGCCAGTGCGGTGTCTACTTTATCTACTAATGTGACGACGCTCGATGGCGAGGTCACAGCGTTATCGTCTAGCGTAACTACGTTAAATACAACTGTCGGCACGAACACGACAAGCATTTCCACGAATACAAGCTCTATAAACGGCATCGAAGGCAAGTATGCCGTAAAAGTTAACAACAATGGCCATGTGTCTGGCTTCGGGCTAATTAGCACGGCAAACAATGCCACGCCTACAAGCGTTTTTACGGTTACCGCTGACGCGTTTAAAATTGTTGACACGAGCGGAGCGGCAACGCCTACGGCTCCGTTTGAAGTATATACATCATCACGCACCGTAGACGGAGTAAGCGTCCCTGCCGGCGTTTATATGGATAATGCGTTTATAACATCAGCCAGTATTAAGACGTTAGATGCAGACGTAATTACAGCCGGAACAATTAACGCTGACAGATTGAGCGTTGACGGCACCACAATTGACACAAGCGGCGGCAACTTAATTATTAAAACTGGAGGCGTTGATACAGATCAAGTTGCTAGTTCGGCCATATCTTCGTTAAGCACTTCCTATACTGCTAGTGGAACAGTCTCATACGCCACTGGCGCAGGCTCTACTATTGCCAGTGTAAGCGCGTCTGGAGTTTCTGGCGATAAGTTTTTAGGCATCATTACTGTTGGGTGGTATTCTAATTCAACGTCAAGCGTTACATCTATCAACCAACATGCTTTTGTTGGCGGTCAGGGTATGTCACTACTTTTTCACGCCAGTAAGCCTACAAGCTTGTATCATGGCGGTAGCACGCTAACGGGGATATTTACTGCGACTTCTACTGGTACGGTTTCTTTAACTTATCAACCGTCGCAAAATAATGATAGCGGCGCAAGTGTGACGGCCAACCAAATACGTATGACATTGATAAGGTTAAAGAGATGAATAGTTATATTATACATGACGCAGATGGTAATATAATTTCTTGCGGCCTGTCTGAAACTCAAATCGATCAGCGTATTTCTACTGACCACACACAAGTCTGGATTGATTTTCCTGCTAATATAGAAAATTACCGCTTTGATATAGAATCAAATTCTATAATCGCTAAAAGCCAAGCCGTTATTGATGCAAAAGAAACGGCAGAGGCGTGGGATATGCTTCGCTCAACGAGAGACGGCATGTTATCTGCGTCCGATTGGACGCAATCACCCGACAGCCCGTTATCAGATACCAAGAAGTCCGAGTGGGCGACATACCGTCAACAGCTCCGTGATTTACCGTCAACGACAACAGATCCAAGCAGCCCGTCGTGGCCGCAGAAACCTGACTAGCCAAATGCGTAATAATGTTATAGAATTGCAGATAAAGCCGAGCGTAAATATCTCACCAGTGGCAAAGGAAAACTTCAGAGACGTAATGAACGACGCAATGGAGTTACTTGCACCGGCGATAGCGAGGCAGTCTCACAACGTCACAATGCAAGACGTTGAGGACGACATTAGATCAGGTGGGTCGGTCTTATGGCTAATCCACTTGGAGGACAAGCTAACGGCGGCCGTGACAACTTGCGTCGTCAAGCACCCTCAGAGAACGACGTTAAAGATAGAGTTTATAGGCGGCACGAGAATGAGGCAATGGATGAATGAAGCGATAAGCCTTTTTAAGAAGTTGGCAATTGACGCTAAGTTAGATGGCATTGAGGCAGACGGCCGCAAAGGATTTGAGAAATACGTAGATAATTCCGACTTTAGGGAAGTCTACACGCATTATGAAATGGAGTTGAGCTGATGGGAACGTCTAAGACTGAAAAAACAACAATGGATCCATTGATGCAACAATTCTTTGGGGAGACGTACATCCCTGCGGTAGAAAGCTTTCTGGAAAGGCCATACGAAGCGTTTACCGGTGAGCGCGTTGCAGGGTTAACGCCAACTACGGAAAGACTTTTGGGTGAAGCACAGATGCTTCAAACTCCGGAAGAGTTTGCTGCGGCCAAGGGCGTCGTAAGCGGCGTCGCTGCATTGACGCCGGAGGAGCTTTCGCAGAGACGTGGCCAGTACGCACAAGAATACACCGACTTAATATTAGATCCCACGCGCTCAAGGCTAATGCGTGAGCAAGCTATAAAACGAAGCCAAGAAGCAGGCGAGATGACAAGGGCGCTTGGCGGCGCAGGCTTCGGGGCGTCTAGGCGCGGCGTAATGGAAGGCGAGAGAGAGGCGGCCAGAGATGTCGCCATAGCGGAGCTAGAGGCGGACATTGCTCGGCAGGGTCTAGACTACGGCACGCAAAGACTTCTTTCCGACGTAGGCGTAACCACTGGAGCCGCAGGGCAGTTGGCGCAGCTCGGATTGAGCGAGCTTGGAGCTGAAACTGACATACTTGGACGTAAGATGGCGGCGGCTACTATCCCACAGCAAATTGAGCAGGCTCAACTTGACGCGGTGTTTGATGAGTATTTGCGCTCGCAGCAATATCCGTTGACACAGTTAAGCATGTTGACCGGATCTGCCGGAGCGTTGCCGCAAGGCTACGGCACAACTACACAGCGAACTGGTGG